TCCAATTGGCATAATAGCAATCTTTAAATCTTCAACAGATTGTTTAAAGTTAACTCCTACAGCATCCTCAACCTTTTTTAATTCTCGTTGTGACAAGATGGCAAGTTCTTCAACAGAAGCTTGAGTTAATCCTAAAACCTTGTTAGCTTGTGATCCATCTTTAGTAATGTTTTGGAATAGTGTAGATAGACGAGAAAACTGAAATTTACCAAATAGTTGTTCAATTGCTCTTGCACGATTAAGTGGATCTAAGGTATCTAGTGCTTGTGCAAAACCTACTACTGTTGCTTTAATATTTCCAGCATTTGATTCAACAATTCCGTTAATATTTATACCAAGTTCACCAAGCATAGCTGATGCTTTTTTACTTGGATTAATTAAAGCAGCAAGTCCAGACTTTAATGCGTTAGCTCCTTCAGAGGCATTGATTCCTCCCTCTTTCATAGCAGTTAGAAAGAATGCTAAATCTTCTACATCTCCGCCAAGCTGTTGAATTACTGGACCAGCTTTTGGAATTGCTATTGTTAAATCTTCAATTGATACGACTGTTTGGTTTTCAACTGCGTTTAAGAAGTTTATCTTACTTGCTAGTTTATCTGCACTTACACCAAAAGCATTGGTTAATGATATAGTTGTTTCTAATGCTTGTTCTTGTTCTACTCCGCCAAGGACTGCCAGTCTAGTTGCTTCAGATATTTGAGCAGTAAGTTCTGCTCCAGTCTTACCCATTGCTGCTGCATCAGCAGCCATCTTCATTGTATCTGTAAGTGCAACACCATACTTAGTAAAGCTCTTAGCAAGTAATTCTATTTCTTTTACAGCTTTTTCAGTTTCTCCAGAAGTTGTAAAAATATCTCCATAGACACGCTTAAACCTAATTGCCTGTTCTTCCATTTCCATAAACGTTTTAGAGGCAATAGTGCCAATATACATTAATGGAACGCTAAATCCAACCATAAGCTGGCGACCAGCCCACTGTGTATTTTTACCAAAGTTAAGAAGTGATGTAGATCCTTGCTTAACCAGTTGATTAAAAATTGCTTGTTTTTGGGCTGCTACTGCTGTCTGGTTAGCATAGTCTTTCATGTTCAATGTTGCAGGGGTAACAGACATTGCCTTTACTGCACCACTTGCATCACGACCCATCTTGATATACTGGGTCTGCATCTTTCTTACACGTTCTTCTGCTACCTTGCCAATTGTGTCAAATTCTGATCTAAATAATTTGCCAAACGATTTTGAAGATGCCCCCGCATAACGGAAATACTCACGCATAGAGAGTTTGTTGTTCTCCAGTGCGTGAGTAAATGACTCCGTAGATGTTCTGACTAATCCCATTTGTGCATGAAATTTACCAGTTGCATTTATAGAATTAAGAAGATTTTGTTGTAATCCCTTTTGTGCTGCAGCACTTGCTGCACTATTTTTTGCTATAGATGCATGAAATGTTGCTAGTTGACGTTGAAGTGTTTTTAGTTCGGCTAATGCTGCTGACGAATCAATGTGTATGCCAATATTAGCATTTACATCAGCCATCAATTACACCTCTTTTATTTAGTTATTTGCAAGTACTGTATTAAGCAAAGCGTTTGCATCTGAAAGCTTAACTCCAGAAGCTGCTTCAATAATGTTATATACAGTTGGTAAATCTAGAACTTCTTCTAATGCAGCAATGTCATCTGCTAGTTCTGGCTTGTATTGCTTCATAGCAATTTGCACACATTCAACAAGAATGTTCATTGACTTCTCATTGTTGTCTGCTACAGCTGCCACCTGTTCAAACTTACTCATAAATGGACGGAGCAAAGAAATCTTAAGTGGACGTACCTTAATCTTTGTACCATCAATCAGAGTTAGTTCTGTACCCTCTTGTGTATTTGCCATTGTTTTATTCCTCCTATATAGGCTTAGTCAATTATAGCATAAAACGCTGCTCAGGTTAGGTTTTCGTAATCCAATCCCATCCCAATTCCAAAACCAGCTTTTTGTGCGTTTACTCCTTGAAGTGATAAAACATCATTTGAATCTGTAGCCTGTCCACCACTAAAGACTCTTGCTTTCATGTCTTCCCACTCTTTTTGTCCTCTGTTTTTTCCGCTTTCTGCATCAAGATCAACACCTTGCATAGCAGCAAGAAACTTTTTTTCTGAATAGTCTAGATCTCTTACTGCCTCTAAGGTAATCATTAGTTCTGACATAGATAGAGATCTTTCTAGTTCGTCATAGTCTTTCCATATACCCAGCAAAAATACTTCAGACTCTAGTTTAGCTAAGTCTAGCGTTTCCCAGGTTTCTCCACTTTTTTCTGCTTGATTCTTTACAGGTTCTTCTGATTTTTTATTTATCTTAATACCAGCAGAGATATCTAATATTTTATATATAGTTGGCATGTCAACATTATCTTCTACATCTTCTACTGTTTTAGATATTTCAGGATAGTACTGTTTCATACATACCCTGACGCATTCCACAAGAGTTCCTATAGCTTCATCGTCATTTTTAGCATTTTTAATATTATCAAATGCCACCATAAACTCTCTAAGATATTTAATCTTAAGTGGAGATATTTCTAACTCTGTTCCATTAAACAAATAAACATTATCTGTTGTATATACTTTAGTTGCCATTGAACTTCTATTCTACCATAAAACAGAAAAGCCCACCTCCGAAGAGATGGGCAATGCTGCTTGCTTAAGAATTAAGACAATGAGTCTCCGAAGGTACGATCAACGATCTTACCATATGAGCCAGATGTATCCTCTGGAAGTAGACGGAATGAAACTTCAAACATTGAAGCTTCGTCACGCTTTGCAGAAACTGTTACGTTCTCAATTGACAAGGCACGGTATGCTGTGTAAACACGCTCTACATCTGCAGATGTGACACAATCACCTGTTCCTGGTCCGATAGCAACAATTCCACGCTCTACTGGACATTCGCCAAGTTCACCTGCAGAAAGGTTTAATACCTGTCCTGTGTGGCTTGCTTTGTTTCCAGTTAGTTGGGCATCGCTAAAAGCAAGTGCTAGTAGCAAGTTTTCAAGTGTAGCTTCAGCAAAGGCTGTTGCAAGGTTAACTTGCATTCCTTGCTTGTAAAGCTTAGCAACGTCAAGAATCTGGTCAACTTGAACTTCACCGAAGTCAGGTTGGAACTGCATTTCAAGACCGTTCATTGTATAACCAACATTAGTATAAGCTGCATCATTTGAAAGAGTCTCTCTAAATGATACTTCGGTGCTAAATGTTTCTAATGTTGATGGGCTCAAAGTTGTATCTGCAACGAATAGGGCTGCTGCACCAACGATGATGTTAGTTGAACTTCCACGACTATATGACATGGTTACCTCTTTCTTATTCTAGAAGAATAGATATTAAATTGTTTGGCGTTTGTTTCCTCATGTCAATTATAACAGCATTTTTAATTGTAGAATGCGCCAGTAGTGTGGTAGTCATACTCGATAACTATCTTGTTTACTGCCGAAAGTCTTGCTGACGATAGCTCTAGCAAGTCTCTTGTTTCATCAATCTGAAAAGCTTTAAATCTATGAAAAAATACATTTTTATTGTCATTTGGTAGATTATCTTTTATCCATTTATTTACATCTTGGGCTGAAGCATCCTCACGGTCAAGGGCTTCTGAGATTACTCTAACCACATCATTTGCAGTTGTTAGGCTGCTTGAATGGATGGTATAAATGAGCTGTTCTCTTTTATGTCTATAAAATGATTTTGGTCTATACCGAGCTAATCTGTCATAAACAATTAGGACTGGGGCAACCTGACCAGGAGCACCTACGTAGTTTCCGTATAACTCTTCTATGTTTGTAGGGGTTACGGGAACTATAGGGTCAAATTGTTCTGCCCCCGTTAAAATGCCAAACTCTTCTAACTGTGCCTGTATATACTTATTAATATACTGAGGTGGAAATCCTGTTTGAGATATTGTAGCCATGTCTTTATTATACCCCAACCCTTGCGTTAGCAATCCACTTAAACCCAGTGTCTACGCCTTTTGCTCTTCCCATTCTAGATCCAGCAGCTACGTTAGCTTTATAAAGAACTGGCTTATTTATATAATCATATAAACCAGATGCACGGATAAAAGACTGCTTAAAATATCCTAGCATAAATTCATCAACAGCTCTTTCAAATGATCCAGCAACTTCAGTTCCGCCTGGATCTTTAACCGTTACTTCTTTTTTAGTAAATACTGTTTCTCCATCTACATCAAACACAAGAACGTCAGATCTAACTGGAGCAATCTTTACTGTAATTCCTTGCTCCATTATTCTTGCCTTATCATAAAATGGAGTGTTGGAATCTCTTGAAACTGATTGTGACTGCGTAAACTTTGATTTAAAGCTAAGTCCCAAGTTGCTTACTGTATAGCTTAAGTCATATAGTCTTGCTTCTGGGCTGCCAGTTTGCATCCATTCATATATATGATGCATTGCTCTTGGATTAGATCTAGCACTAGTATCAATATAATTGTATAGTGCTGTTAATACTCCGTGACCTAAGTTATTTAGGAATACGCTTTTTCCTTTTTGAACCCCGTCTAAAAATCCAAAAGAATAGTCAATAATATTGTTCATCTGTTTTGTAAAGCTTTTAGTATTTGTAGAAACTCTCATTAGTCACCAACGCTTTGGTTTTCGGTCCTACGCCATAGCATCTTAAAGAATTCAACATCTCCAAATGGCCCAGTTAGCGGATCAAAGGTTCCTAGTTCGTAAATAGTTCCACGACCTGCTCTTGGCCCAGCACTTTCGGTATAAATAAGATTATCATGAATATCTCTAATATTAGTAATCAATATATTGGTTGCAGCATTTAAAGTATTTGTAGATGATGCTCTTATATCAGACTTGCTGCGAGCAATTAGCTTATTCTCATATTGAAGAAATACCTCTGGCCTAATATCCTCAGTACGATTTCCTCCAACTGGAGTTGCGTTACATACAATTGTTCTATCAAATACCCATTCTTTGTTTGCTTGACCATAGTCATTTTGAGTTATGATTGGATAATAAATATCAGCTCTCATAGGGTACATGAAGTCATTTTCTTCACATACTAACATTATAAAATCCCAGGACGAGTTATTGAGGTTTTGTATTTATCTAAAATCTTATCAACTAATAGGTTTCCAGTACCATCAATTAGTCGCTTATCGTATTCAATCTGGAACTGATCTGTCTCATATCTCTTGACAAACCTCTTGTAGTAGTCTAGCTTTCCACACTTAATATCTTCAATAAGAATCTTTGTTGCATCTTGAATATCGTATGGTACTACTTTGTATCCTGTTTCTAATTGGAATATATAATCTGTACCCTCGGCAAAACCAACTCCAGCAGAAATGGTTTGAACTAAACCACTATCTTCTGTATCAAAAACATTGTATGAGTCTGATGGTGCTAATGGAATTCTCGCAGGTTTTCTTTCTGCACGATTTATTTCACCTTCGTCTAGTACTGGATCTTTTGTAATTGATGTTCTATCTTTTGTAATTACATAATTAAATGATCCAAGAGCTGGTGGTGATTCTGATAAGTCATATACTAATACCGTATTCTCGTACACCTTTAAAAGCTTTTCTGTTTTTTTCCAAAGCGGCATATAGTCAGTACCCTGACCAACAACCTCTAGGTATGTTCTATTATAATAAAATCCACCAGTTATTGAGTCGATAATAAGTCTGGCTAAATTTTCATATTCTTTATATTGAGCAATTTCTGTAGCTGTGGTTCCAAGTGTTTCTGGGTCAACGTATGGTCTTTGAATATCTAAATTATCCTCTACAACAACATCTCCATAAACAAGGTCTGGACCAGAATCAGTTAAATCTTCATAAATTGTAAGGGCATAGGATTTGTCATACTTTGTAAAATCTCCAGTAAGGGAGTAAGTAATCACAGACCCAGCAGTTGATGTTACAGACTCTTCAAGCTCTGTCTGCTCAGACATATCTCTAATGACTAGAATGTAATCTGTAAGGCTGTCGGGAACGGTATATGTTACAGATAGTGGATATGGAGCTTTACGTAATAGTTGCATTATTTACCATAGTAACTTGCTACCTCTTCAGGAGATGCAACACGCACAGCCTTATGGGTAGACATAATTTTTGCTTGATCTTTAGACACAATGTTGTATCCAATTTTAAGGTTTCCAATTTCAGACCAATGTATATTTCTTTTTGAATATAGGGCTACTTTGTCATATTCTTCTTTAATGTTTTCTGTTATAACACTAGATGGAGTAAATGCTTCAATTGTTGAGAGTATATCAACTTTCTTTTTTGCGTCCCCCAAAGGAATACCGTTAGTTTTAGCATACGACTTTAATTCAAAAACTGTTTTATTTAACAAATTATCAATGTTCAAAGCATTCCCTCCTGACTAAATTATACCAGAATATGAAGAAGGGGGAGCAGATGTGACTCTACTCCCCCTCTAGGTTGACTACAGATTATGAATCTGAAATGTCATGGTATGCAACTGCATCTAGTTCTTCCCATTGAATACCAAAGCGGACGAATACTGTGTATTCAATTGTGTCCTTCTTTGGCTTGTATTCACGGTTAACAGTGATGTCACGTTGGAATCCCCATACACGGTTCTGTGGGAATGTCAAGTCGACATATCCTGCAGGGTAGTAAGGAACTTCCATAACATCAATGCCTAGAACACGAGTGGTGCGAGCACCACCGAATGTCTGTGCATTGCCATCAAGGTATGCTTGACGGTTTGCTGGTGTACCAGCTGCGATTGGTGAAAATGCTTCTGCGATTGCATCAGCAAGTGTACCGTTGTTCTTAACGATGCTTTGGAAAACATCTGTACCAGCATAGAACTTTAGACCAGCCTTTAGTGCACGATACTTACGTGGCAAAGCCAAGATGATATCTTGCATAGC